CGTGGTAAAACGCCTGATGAAATCGAGGAGTGGTACGCAGAACACAGGCATGAAGGGGCCGACGTTCTTCTCATAACTCAGTTCCATAGCAAGCTGTGCCGCAATATCTGTGAGCACGTTGATATGGTCTACCGTGTCACCAACAACAGGGCCTTAGGCCACGACAAGTCCTATATACGTAAGGTCCTGAACGGCATACGCGGGGCGGTCTTGTCGGAATCAATACGCAGCTATGACAGCAACAACTTCAAGCTCTACAAGTCCCACACGAAAAGCAATGTGGCGGTAAAGGAAGCAATGGCCCAGGACGTTAAACCTATCTGGAAGCATTGGTCTTTCATCGGCGCTGCTTTATTCGTTCCGCTGGGAATTATTGGTCTATTCTGGGGCGGGATGCCCTTCACAACACCAGATCCCACCCCTGTTAATCCGGTTCCCGTTTCAGCCCAGACTGTTCCATCAGATTTTAAGGTCAAGGTAACAAGGGTAAAGCCTGACATTGCACCTACTCAGCCCCCTGAGCCACCCCCTGTCCAGTCTCCGCCGGACCCGCCAGAACCAGAGCAGCCCCCGGAACCTGACCACCCCTTTGATGGTGTTCACCTTCACCTAGCAGGCTTTATGCAGATGGGGGATAGGTATACCTACCTGATCTATGCCAGTCAGAACGGCCAGCGTGTTTTCACCGTTACTGAGCAGGACCTAATGCAAGCGGGCTACAGATTAACACCCCGCGGGCGTTGCCTTTTGACGATCCAATTTAATGACTACCGTCACAATGTGATCTGTGACAACCCTTCATCTCAGGTTGCAATAGCTCGTAAGTGATCGCGTCCCATGGCGCGGGGAGGGGTCCCTCCCGGGGAGGGACCCCGCGCCATGGGCGAATATAATCAAACGTCCATGCATATCTGCACAGGCCCTTTTCGCAATCTCTCAAGCTCATTTCTAAGCTGCTTCACGGCCCACAAACTCCGAATTTCGTTCGGTCTGTACCCGTTTCCATCAGGGTCAATCAGTAGCGGTCCATCAACTCGCCAACCTGACCAGCTTTCATCCGTAGAGGGGATTTTTCCTGACCTGTGTAGGTCAATCAGGTGGGTGACTTCAATCGGTGCTCTGTTCGTTCGGAGGTAGCGCCGTATGGTCTGGGGGTGGCGGTGAGTGATAAGGGATAGCTCATTTACTGATAGGCCAAAAGCCGCGTCTTTGAATCGCATTCGTGCTTTACTGCAAGGCTAAAAGCCCAATTTTGCGCCCTTCCTGCCCGCATAGTCTATTGAACATAATATACAGTGTCGTACGCCCTCAACGGCTGTCGCGAGGAGGGCGCTTCCGAAAAAAAGGCTTGCTGCTGAATGACTTACAGCCTGAAGTCTCTTCCTCCACGTCTGTATTTCCTCTGACTTATCTGAGCGTTCTGCTCGTGCAAGCTCGCATATAGCAATCACTTCCGCGGGCTTCATTCCAAGCGTCTCCGCTACCTGCCATGAAGTGTCTAGCCCGAACCCTCCACCGTTCTTAATGTGAGAAATCGCGGCTCTGGTTATGCCTAGTTCCTTTGCTGCTGCGTTGTCGCTCGTCAGCCCTTTTGCGTCCTTGTAACGCTGTATCAGCTCGTAAGGTGTCATATTTTTTCTCCTGTGACGTTTATCATGCTTGACATCTTGTGCCCTAGCAATGTTTACTGCGCTAAACGTGTTTAACGAACTAAACAAGTCCGCCGATTGGCCAAAATTTTAATTTTGGTTGATCGGTGGAAACCAAGGGGGAGGGCACATGGACAGACTCACGGTAAAGCCTAATCCGTATAACGCGCCGTTCAGGCCAGCACCTGAGCCGGGCGTCTACTGGCTCCCGAAGGAGTATCAGGGGGATTGCCCTCATGATGCTCACACCGTTGCGGTTCGCATCGTTCGGAAGATGATTCCGGGGTCTCCCATTGAGCGCCCCATTTATCAGAGTGTTGCCCGGTTCTCACTTCCTCCCCAGTCTGCTGCCGATGTTCTCAAGGCTTGTGGCCTTCCCGGCCTTGCTTCGGATCGCCGCACTGCACCCGCCTTTATTCCCAATGGTGAGTTCCTGGCCGATTTGTCTCGTGACGGTATCAAGGCGGCTCGTCGTGCCCTTCAGAAACGGGGTGCCAACTAATGGAGTGTGCTACCCCTGATCAGGTATCTGACCTGCTTTTTCACTACGCGCTTGTTTTTGCTCCGCTTGACCCGGTGATTTTTGTATTTGCTGGCATGGGTCTCGCTTGGTTTCTTCGCGGCCTCGCTCGCTTCGCTTCTCGCTATCTCGGCATGCGAGGTGAGTCATGACGGTCTATGAGCTCCTATTCGGATCAGGTGCCTGCCTTGTTTTTCTTGTGCTCCTTTATTTTACCCTCTTTGGCGATTGGAGGATTAAGTGAGTACATACGCTGACTCATCCGATTTCACCCCGACAGTAATACGGGGTGAAAGTCTCCACGAAGTCCCACGGGGAGAATTCTTGGTAGACACATTCTCCGTGACCTTTCCCGTTTCTTCCATGGAACGGGTCACCGGTGATGTGTCCCCGTGGGTTGTTTCTGACGATGACATTTCCGACAGAATGCAGGCTTTCGTAAATCACCTTTTTGGTGCTGGCATTTTCACCGTCTCTGACAAGGTTTCTGGTGGCCGCAACTTCTTTGAGAGTGCAATTACATTCGACGGTAAAGCCTTCATAGCGTGGGGTGGGAACAACAAGGTCAGGGACTATGACGGCGGCGTTTCCCGTCTAGTTGAGGAGCGCGCTCAGCTTTACATGACCGGCGAGGCCTGCGCCATGATCAAGAATTGGGATGCCCTTCCTTCCCGCCTGGCCGATCTTGGTGCCCGGTTAACTCGCGTCGATCTGGCGTTCGATGACCATGATGGTATTCACAACGTCGACTTGTGCCGAGAAAAGTTCCTCTCAGGCGAGTTTAAGGGTCAGGGCAGGCCCCCCAAGGCATCCTATATTGACGATTTCGGGTCAGGTGATGGCCGCACCTTCTATGTCGGTCGGCGTGAAAACGGCAAGCTCCTGCGCTGCTACGACAAGGGCAAGCAACTCGGCGATCCTAACTCCCCTTGGGTTCGCTGGGAGTGTGAGCTACACAACCGGGACAGGGAGTTGCCGCTTGATATGTTAACAAACCCTGCTGAGTACCTTGCCGGGGCTTACCCTGCTTTGTCTTTCCTCAGCAAGGTTGCCCATGTCATCCGCACGGCACGCGAAAAGGTCTCAATCCAGTATGACAAGCTGCGTCGGATAGCCCGAACCCAGTACGGCAAACTGATCAACTTTGCCCATCAGGTCATGGGTCTTCGTCCTGACCAGATTTTTTACGAATTCTGCAATCCAAAGGGTTTCCCTGATCGGCTCGTCTGGTCTGGCTCCCCCGGTGTGATTGCAAATGATGTCGGCGGGTTTGAATCCCTGCGGGCTGAAACCCAGACCCATAACGGGCAATTAATGAAATCAGTACTTAATGATTTGGCAACCATAGAGGTGTGACGCACATGGCGCTTTTACTGAAAGGCAACGTACTCGGCTACAAAAAGGTAGCACGGACGAACAACAAAACCGGCGAAGTCATCGAGCAACACTATGTCGGTATTCAGGTCCCCAAGGAAAATGGCTATGACGGTGAAGCCATTACCTACGACATCCGCATTTCAAAGCAGCTTTTTTCCGAGGGCCTTGCCGCCCATTACGAAAAATTCAAGGGTCAGGAGGTTTACGTTCCTGTTTTTCCCAGCGTTTGGAAGGGTGAAAAGTCAGCCGGTATCAACTGGTTTTTCTCCGGTGACGGCAAGCCCAAAGGCGTTAAGGCATAGGGGCAGATTATGGCAGTTTGCGTAGAAATCGATGCTTTGGGTGTCGTCCGCTCAACCGGTGACCTGATAGAGAATTGCCAGGCATTCGCATTGGTTTCTGCACCAGAGTTCAGCTACATCAGTTCATTCTCAATGCCAACGGCTGAGGAGCTTTTGTGGCTGTACACATGGGGCCTAGGGGCAATCCTGCTCCCTTGGTCTCTCGGCTACGCCATCGGCGTCGCTAAAAAAACCATCAATAGAGTATAAAAGGAGAAACAAAAATGGCTGATATCTTCGCTGCAGTAGACTTTTCCGGTGTTGCCACCTTCGTAGGTGCTGCCGGTGTCGCAATTGTGGGCATTGCTCTCGCCTACAAGGGCATTACCCTGTCCAAGCGTGCCGTAAACAAGGCGTAAGGATGGTGGCCGGTCTGGTTGTCCTCATAGGCGCCATGGCCGGCCTTGCCTTGACAGCAGCAATAGGCAGGCCGTAACCATGAAATTTTACCCATCAGCCATTGCAATTCTGGTGGCTCTCCTCGTTTTCCCTCTGGTTTCACACGCCACCACAGTTCCCGGTGAAACTGCCGGAAGGGGTCAAAATGGCGGGCAAAACTACCCACCCTGTGAGCCAATAGCAGATCCCCTGCTTCCAAATATTTACTATGGCGCAACAGCGCCTTACTGCATTAATTACTCCATTAATTCAAACAACAGAATGACCAGAAAGGTTATTCACTATTGCACAACAGAAACCCATCCCGTTGTTATAAGCGTAACCCAAACAAGCCCAACGGGTGATTTTGACGTTGTATGCGGTGAGCCAACACCAGAATGCCCGGAGGACGATCCACACCTAGAGTACGGCTGCGACGGGGGCCTTATTACAGGCCTTGAGGGTTCAACGCCGATATGCTCCTTCTCAATCCCGGATTCCCTTTGTAGAGATGAATGCGAGTACGACAGGCCCGGCCACGTTATCGGTGGCACTCATATTTACCCCGGCAGTGATTTTGCAACAAACAGCCGCTGGGTCTATTACTCAACCGGTGCAAGCTGCGCTGCCGATACCGTTCTTGATGGTGAGCCAATACAGGAAGATACCGATTCAGATGGTGTTCCAGATACCCAAGATAATTGCCCATCAGATCCAAACCCGGATCAGCTAGACTCTGATTCAGATGGCCAGGGCGATGCATGCCAACAAGGAACAGGCGACGGTGATGGCTCTGGCGATGAAACAGGCGGCGAGGGCGACGGCTCAGGCGATGATGGAACAGACGAAGGTGACGGCACAGGGCAGGGCACTGACCCCGGCGACGGCACATCAGACAACGGCGACGGTACTGGCGATGACGAAACGGACGGCGGCTCCACAGGCTCCGGCGACGGGACAGGCGACGGTGATGAAACAGGCGGTGAGGGCGGTGCCTCGCTTGGCTCATGCAATCCAGATGCGGGTGATATCTGCGGGGACTCGATATGGGACCCGCGTTATCCAGACGGGCTCCTTGGTGTCTGGAATTCTCACCAAGCGGCTATAGATCAGAGTGCGCTAGTCACATGGCTCCGGTCTTGGTCCTTGCCTGATTCCGGTTCCTGTCCACAGGTCAGCATGAGTTTCAATCTGGGATCGCTTGGTTCTTTCGGAAGCGGAAGCCTCCCCGGCACCGACTTTTGCTGGATTTGGAGCGTACTCGCCGCGATCATCAATTTCTGCGCCTTGCTCCTTGCTAGGGCGTTAATCTTCGGGGGTTAATATGGAGGCATCATTGGGACCATTCGAGTGGCTTTGGTCAAAGATGGTCGGCGGCTTTGAGTGGCTTTTGGAGCGAATCACCTATATCTATCTGTCAATGTGGGAAACGTACTGGGCGTTCCTTGTGGATGCTGTCTCCCTCGTATTTGACCTGCTGATGGGCCTTGCAGTTACTCTCCTTGATGCCCTCGGCCAGCAACTCAATTTCGATCCTCAGCAATACATCAATGCTTTACCCGGTGAGGTACTTAACGTCATGGGAGCACTTCACCTAGGTTCCGCTACCCTGATCATTACTGCCGCTATCGTTATCCGCCTCCTGCTTCAGTTGATACCCTTCGTAAGGCTTGGCTCATGATTTACCTGCTACTCGGCAGACCCGGTTCCGGCAAAAGCTATGAGGCTGTAGTTTTTCACCTTCTCCCGGCGCTTAATGCTGGCCGTAAGGTGATAACTAATCTCCCGGTCAATCGTCCCCTCATTGAGGCTATAAACCCTGACTTTGCAGACCTTCTCCACATACGTCATCCAAAGGGCAGATGGCTAGGTTCTTCCCTTGATGATTATGGCGATGATTGGCGCGACGATGACGGCAAGGGCCCGTTGTATATCATTGATGAATGCCATAAGTCATTAAGGCGTGGTAAAACGCCTGATGAAATCGAGGAGTGGTACGCAGAACACAGGCATGAAGGGGCCGACGTTCTTCTCATAACTCAGTTCCATAGCAAGCTGTGCCGCAATATCTGTGAGCACGTTGATATGGTCTACCGTGTCACCAAC